GTAAACTTTGGTTTTAATGAGTTTTTTCTAAACATATACAAAAAATGCCGATTTTAAATGTATTTTATTATACTTTATAGCAAAGTATATTAAATATTAGTGTTATAACCTATTCTATAAAAAGGAGAATTGAAAAATGAGTGCTCAAGATCGTTATACAAAAATTATTGAGTCTCTTGTAAATGGTGAAGAAGCAGCGGCTTCAGAACTACTACATGAGGCAATCGTAGATAAAGCCCGTGAGATTTGGTCTGATCTTGTGGAACAAGACGACATCGCAGAAGATGAAATTTCTGAAGAAGACCTAGACGAAGCATTTGGCGGCGTTGAAGACGAAGATTTCTTAGATGACATCGAAACAGCAGATGACAGCATTGAATCTGAAGAAGCATTTGAAGCAGATGACGAAGAGTTTGATGCAGATGATGCAGACATGGAAGATGACATGGAAGAACTAGCAGGCGACGAAGAAGAAGACGCAGGCGAAATCGACGGTGTAGAAGATGCTATGGTAAATGTTGAAGATGCTCTTGCTGACCTAAAAGCAGAGTTCGCTAAAATTATGGGCGACAGTGCTAAAGACGCAGAAGTTGAAGAAGAATTCGCATTTGAAGAAGTTGAAGAACTAGAAGAATCAGAAGATGAAGAACTAGAAGAATCAGAAACAGAAGAACTAGAAGAAGCAGCAGACCTATCAAAAGTAGGTAAAGATGGCGCAATGCATCCAATTGATATGCCAGCAGGCGATGATGGTAAAGCATCACCAGTAGCAGGTAAAAATGACATGGGTGGCGAAACTATCAAAACTGGCGCAAAAGGTTCAGAAGGTTCAAAATCAGGTCTAGAAGGACCAGAAACAAAAGACATGAACGTAACACATCCAGGCGATGGTGCTAAACTATCACCAGAAACACGCGGTCATGGCGCAGAGAAAAAAGGTAAGGCTGAGTAAAAATGCGTTCACTACGAGAGCAACTTTCTTTTGATCAAGCAAGTATCGTAACCGAGGCCAAAGAAGATGGCAACGGTGGTAAAAGCTTGTACATGGAAGGTATATTTGTTCAAGGAGACAAACGTAATCAGAACCAACGAGTTTACCCTGTATCAGAAATTGCAAAAGCAGTTAAGTCAGTGCAAAGCAAGATCGATCAAGGGTTTACAGTATTAGGCGAAGCAGACCATCCTGATGATCTACAAGTTAATCTTGATCGTGTATCACATGTGATTGAGAAAATGTGGATGAATGGATCAGATGGTTATGGTCGTCTTAAGATTTTGCCGACTCCAATGGGTAATATTTGTAAAACCCTATTGGAGAACGGTGTAAAATTAGGCGTATCAAGTCGCGGTAGCGGAAACGTTAATGAAAGTGGAAATGTATCAGACTTTGAGATTCAAACAGTAGATATTGTTGCGAATCCTTCAGCACCTGACGCATATCCAGACCCATTATATGAAGCGATTATGAATGGCAGTCGTGGTAACATATTATTAGATGTTGCAAAAGCGACTAACCATGATACGTCAGCACAAAAGTACTTACAAGAAGAAGTACTTAAATTTATTAATAGCTTAGATATTAGGAGAAAATAGATGGCAAATCCAATTGAACAACTCCTAGGTTCAGAAGTTTTAAGCGAAGAAGTACGTTCTACGTTATCAGAAGCGTGGGAAGCGAAACTATCAGAAGCACGTGAAGAAATCACTGCAGAACTACGTGAAGAGTTTGCTAATCGTTACGAAAGTGACAAAGAGCAAATGGTAGAGGCACTTGATTCTATGTTAAATGATGCACTACGTGCTGAATTAAACGAATTTGCGGAAGATAAAAAGGCAGCAGTAGCAGCGAAAGTTGAATACCAACGCCAGATCAAAGAGCATGCTGCTCTACTTGATCAATTTGTAATGGAAACACTACAAAAAGAAATCGCAGAACTACGCCAAGATCGTAAACTACAAGAAGCAAACTTCGAGAAGTTAGAAGACTTCGTTATGGAGCAACTAACATCAGAACTTAACGAATTCCACCAAGACAAAAAAGCACTTGTTGCAGAAAAAGTTCGTCTGGTGAAAGAAGGTAAAGAAATTATTGCCGAAACTAAGCGTGAATTTATCGAAAAAGCAAGTACTAAACTAGCGGGTATTGTTGAATCAACACTATCAACTGAAATTAGTACTCTTAAAGAGGACATTCAAGTAGCAAAAGAAAATATGTTTGGTAGAAAAATCTTCGAAACATTTGCTGCTGAATTTATGAGTTCACACCTTTCAGAAGGTACAGAAGTTTCTAAACTAAACTCACAACTAGAGAGCGTGAAAGCACAATTGGCAGAAACACAAACACTAGTTGCTGAAAAAGAAAGTATAATCGAAGCAGCAGAGAAACAAGCAAAGCGTATTGCTGAATCAACAGCACGTAAAGCAAAAATCGATGAATTGCTAAGTCCACTTTCAAAAGACAAGAGAGAGCTAATGGGTAATCTACTTGAGTCAGTAGCAACACCAAAACTACAGGCAGCATATAACAAGTATATTGACACTGTTTTAAATGAAGCAGCAAAACCAGTAGCACCTCAAACACTAAACGAGTCTCAGACGACTGAGATTACAGGTAATAAGGCTAGCACACAGGCATCAACTGAAAGCGAAGCCGAGATCATTAACCTAAAAAAATTAGCAGGTATCAAATAAGGAGAATACCCAAATGTCACAAAATCTATTTGAAAACTGGGGCGTAACAAAAGAAGCCCTAACAGATGGTCTAGCAGGCAACAAAAAAGCGGTTATGGAATCAGTTCTAGAAAACACAAAGAGCTATCTTTCAGAAGCAGCAGCCTCAGGCACAACAATGGCAGGTAACGTTGCTACACTAAACAAAGTTATCCTACCAGTAATTCGTCGCGTTATGCCAACAGTAATCGCAAACGAACTAGTAGGCGTTCAGCCAATGACTGGTCCAGTTGGTCAGATTCACACACTACGTGTACGTTACTCAGAAACAGCAGGCGGTGTTTCAGCAGGTGACGAAGCACTATCACCATTCGCAATTGCAAAAGGTTACTCAGGTGACGCAGCAACTGGTGGTCCAACTTCAACAGCAGCACTAGAAGCGGAAGCTGGTCGTAAACTAAGCATCCAAGTTCTAAAGCAAACTGTGGAAGCTAAAACACGTAAACTATCAGCACGCTGGACATTCGAAGCAGCGCAAGACGCTAACTCAATGCACGGTCTAGACGTTGAAGCAGAAATCATGCAAGCACTAGCACAAGAGATTACTGCAGAGATTGACCAAGAAGTTCTAACTTCACTACGTGCACTAGCAGGCGCAGCAACAGATACATATGATCAATCAAACGTATCAGGTCAAGCAACATTCGTAGGTGACCAACACGCAGCACTAGCGGTTCTAATCAACCGTGCGGCAAACCTAATCGCGGCACGTACACGCCGTGGCGCAGGTAACTACGCAGTTGTATCACCAACAATCCTAACAGTACTACAATCAGCGACTACATCAGCATTCGCACGTACAACTGAAGGTCCATTCGAAGCACCAACAAACACAAAATTCGTTGGTACTCTAAACAACACAATGCGTGTTTTCGTAGACCAGTACGCAGCAGACGATGCTCCAATCCTAGTTGGTTACAAAGGTGAAGGTGAAATGGACGCAGCAGCATTCTACTGCCCATACATCCCACTAATGTCATCAGGTACAGTTCTAGACCCACAAACATTCGAACCAACAGTGTCATTCATGACTCGTTATGGTTATGTGGAACTAAACAACCAAGCATCATCACTAGGTAACGCAGCAGACTACCTAGCGAAAATCGGTGTTAACTCAGGTGCG